TTGTAAAATATACTACGATTGACCATTTTGGAATTATTTGCATCATGATTTATTCTTTCCCTTAAAAAATTCTTGTAATTCCTTCACAGAATCAGGTGGCATTTCATAAATTAAATTATCACCTATCTTCTGAATCTTCACTAACCCGGCAGCTTCAAAACTAAGAACTGTTTCATCCCATTCATTAACATTACCCTGAAGCCAATATTTCCTGTGTAGTTGCGCGCGACTAATTGAATGAGTATCTCTATCTAATAATTCTTTAATTAAAATAGTCTTTCTAGTTGCATTAGTTGCATCATTCCCGCCACTCTTTCCTACCGTAATTTTTCGTATATTCCCAACCAATTTTTCGCAGATTAATATTGCCTCAGACATTGCTTCTGGAGTAATAATTAATTCCGGCTGCGCGCCTAAACTTAATAACATTGAAACTTTTAATACAGATGTCCCAAATCTATTCAATGTTCCAGTCGGGTCTTTTACTCCTTTAATTTCTTTCTTAAAATTACGATACCATGATTCATAAATCTCACCTGTATCACTGTAATATGATATCTCTCTAGTATGTTCATCTATGATTTTATTAGTAAAATATTCAGTCTTTTCTTTAGATGAAAATGGTAGGAATGGACCTCTTAGTTGGCTTAATTCTTTTAAATATTCAGCAAGTTCATTATAATTAATTGATTCACCATGCGCGCCCATTAATGAATTCGAGCGATTCTCTTCATTTTCATATATCACGAAGGTTCGCGCGAAAAATCCTCCTCCGATATCTTTCTGTGCAAAGAAGTCCGCAGAATGAGATTCATTAGTTGCACTGAGCATTGTTACAATAGGTGCTTTTAAATCAAATTGTTCCATTTTTAAAAGAGATTCATATTCTCCGGAATTATAACTTCTATCATATAAATCAGTGAGAATATCCATTGCTGCTTTATCTTCTACAATTGCTGAAGATAACTCTGATGAACAGATAAATGCAGAAGCTCCTTTATTAATTATTCCCCCTGGCTTAGATTCATTAGTCCCCATCCTTTTCATAATTCCCTGAATAGAACTCCGTCCTGCAATAACTCTATTATTGCCTACGATTTGGACTAATCTTTTTGCCATGTTTACAGGTGGACCCTTCTTTAATCCAGAGTCTGCATGAAACATGACATAGATATTTGGATATGTATCGAATGCTTTCTGATTAATCCATACATTATCCTTTATTACTGCGGAGATGGAAGCAAGTGCGGCCCATTTCCAAAAAGAGAGTGGCGATTCAAATTCTTTATGTTTACATACTACTTCGTCAACCCAATTTCGGGGCATTAGAAATTCCTAGTGCTTCATCTATTCCTTTTAGAATTTCAAGGAGTTCATTTCGGATTAGTAATTTTGATTGCCAATCAAGGTCTTGCATGGCTGAATGAGTCCTTAAGTCATCAGTCTTTACTGTAGCAGTGAATTTATAATTCATAGTTACTAATTGCTGGATGATTTCCATTTTTTCAGTTCTTCATAATTATAGCCAATTTCTAATTCACATGGAATAATTAAATCTCGTCTGACTAAACTACATGTATCAAATCTTATTGCTCTTTCCATTTCTTCTCTAATCATGGGTCCGAGGTATTCGACTTCAGATTCTGGAACTGTAAATAATAGACTATCATGTGATTCTAGGACTATTCGGACAAGTTTGGGTTCTCTTAATTTCAATCTCATTCCGGCAGCTTTTGTGTTATCGCTAATACTCCGCTGTGGGATGTAACTATAAGCCTGCCGAAAGAGTTCGTCGCCCCATCTTTCAAGAAACTGTCGTCTACCGCCAATTTTAGCAGCAACGCCATAAGGGACGGAAGCAGTGAGAAATCGCTTATCTCGATTGAGAGCTTCGATAATTCCATTATGGAATATTTTCCTAATAGATGGCTGTTTAGTATGAAATGTATTTAATGCAGACTCTGCGAATTTCTCTGTGATGTTGACATTGATTTTAAATTTTCTGGCGTCTGTGTTAACTGATATAGCAGCGCGTTTTTTCGACGCACCAAGATGACCAGCATGTCGCAAAGTTTTACCAACGAATCTAATCGGATGCTCATATCCCAACACCTTTTTAGAATAATCAGATTCAGTGCCACCGAAAAACCAAGAAGCAGTCCAAGCATGATAGTCCCTCAAATCTATATCTCTTAATGCTTCTTCATCATCTGCTAATAAAAATACTACTCTTGCCTCAGCTTGCGCGCTATCTGCTTGAATTAATACATGGCCTTTTTCTGGTATATACTGACCACGCACATCTGCCCCAATATCACCATGTTTAGTCATAGTCTGGAATGCAGTTCCTATGACTTTCTTGACTTTTTTATTTTTACTATCTAATAATTCTAATACTGGTCTGATAGGTGGGTCTAATTGGCCTGTTGAAGAACGACCTGTTTCCAAACAAGGAAAGTAAGTAGTCTTCATCTTACCATCATAGTCAGGTAAGGCCATTAGATAAGTATTAATAGTTTTATCTACTCTTCTCTTCTCTAATATAATTTCTAGTCCTCGTCTCTTCTCTGTACTCAGTTTTAATGATTGTAAATTTAAAATTGTAGTTAATTCTTCTTCCCCAGTCCCTTTCCTCTGTGGAATCTTCCAATTTTCATAGAGAAGAATAGCTACCTGTTTAGGTGAACCAACATTGATATATTCTCCGACGATTTGAAAGAGTTCATACGAAAGTTTCTCAGACCAAGCGATATACTTTGAGAATAGAGCATCTCGTCTCTCTCTATCAATATAAAATCCTTCACTTTCCATGTCAAGATAAAATTGATGAAGTGGAACGATAAAATTTTCATAGTATTCACGCATTCCTATTGCGTCTATATCCGAATCCATCTTCAAATCTATTTCTTTAGTGACACACGCATCGCGCGAACAGCCGAGAAGTAAATCTTCAAGTCGTCCTTCATACATTCCTTCATTCTTATAAAAGGGTTCTTCTGTATAGATGGACGTATTGAATCCCAATCCTTTAGGGAGTTCAGGACTAATCGCAAAAGCTTTAAACATAGTATCGGATGCAAGACTACGAATATTAAATCCAATACGACGGATTTTATCATGGTCATATTTGAAGTTCTGTCCTACTACATCATTCTGAGATAACATTTCAGACATGATGAGCCACATCTCAACCATTTCTGAATCTGGAATCTGACAGATAGATTCTATTTCTCCTTTATTCCAAAGAGGTAATGTAACTCCTTCAGTAGGAGTGAAAGCTATTCCGATACAAAATGGTAAACAAGAACCGCGCGCTTCAATATCTACCGCTGGTCGCGTGAAATTACTATAGCGATTACGGAAATCTTGGAGTTGGTAACTAGATTTTGCAATTGTAAGAGTTCGCTGAGGGAGCCGTATATCTCGAAAGTTAGACTGTGCTCTCGCTCGTAGAAAATCAAATAGAATAACATGCTTATTCCAGTAACCTTTAAACTCTCCAGATTCCTGGAATGATAATCCCTTAGGGTCATATGTCGCTATTACTTTATGGCCCATTCCATTAAGAATAGAACCCCTATAATCACTAATACCATCCCTGCCAGTAAGAGCCCAAAGAGCAGTATTACCAAGGGCAAGAATAACATTCGGACTAATAGATTTAATTTCAGTTCTGAGTTCATTGAACTGTTCCTCTAAATCCACATTATAGTTTTTCGCTCTAACTTGAAATGGTATCTTACGCCCAACTTTTGGATTAGGAGGGACGAAATATTTACAAGCATTAGAAAACCATACTTGATGTCTTGGAATATTTGCCGATTTTAGTATGTCATCTAATTCCCTATTCTGCGTTAAACAATGAGTCTCATTAAATGTAGGACATTCACCTACAATCATTATCTTGGCATCATCTTTTCCATGTGCCTTTACATATTTATGGGAAATGTCCATTTACTTATAATTTAATCCATTAATTTTTCGGCAATCAATGCATGAAGATACATATTTATCATGTTCATTACATGAATCGAATATTTCTAGATTTCCATAATTTGGAGTAGTAATAGGAGGTTGTTCTTTAACAGGAGTAAATGTAACATTCGTTGTATTCCAATGATTTCGAGATTTCCAAAATCCAAAGAATAATACACAATATGTGCTCAAATCTAAGAATGAATCATCAGTAGATTCATTGTTTGGTTGGTAATTATTAGTCTCTTCTTTACATAATAATGACCCTAATCGCGCGAGTTTATTTCCGATTAGGATTGCAAAAGATTTATATCTATCAGGAAACCAAGATGCAATTATATTCGCACGCTCAAAATTCTCATATTCATTTTCTCCAGATGTATAGTCTTGGGCTTTAAGTGAATGGATTTGTTCCATTCTTTTTAACATGTCGAGGAAATGTTTATTCATTTATTCACCTAAAATAAAGAAGGATAATCATCAGCATCGTAAGAATACATTTCTTTCAATTGACCACTATGAGCATCAAAGATTGCTATATCTCTATCAATGAATGAGATAGCTTTAATTACATGTTCATCCATTGGTTTAGTTCGCATTAAAAGACTCTTAATATAATTTAAATCTTTTCTGGTCATTCAATTACCCTCACTTTAATAGCTCTATATCCCAATTCAGGATGTTTAAATACTTTAAATTCTACTTCCATTCCATTCCTTAGTTCAATAAAATGTAATGTATCATTCTCTAATGCTTGCCAATGAAAGAAAATACGAGTAAATGGAATAGATTCAGATGAAATGAATCCATATCCACCTGTTTTAGTATCGTCATTTAGATGATAAATCTTACCCTTAATTTTTTCATTAGGTGTATCAGTAGGAGTATCATCTTCTTCTGATGGATAATTCCGGAAAATCTTATCTAGGGTCATCTATTCATCTGCCTTTAGTGCAATATAATCTGATTCGCGTACTATGGAAAATTCTACTTGGTCAATATCTTCTATTCTCTCGTCTTCAGACGTATCTTCATTTTTAAGTTCATCATAATTTATTAAATGAAGAAAGACATCCATATCCTTATAAAACTGTTTTAATTCTTCAAGAAGTTGCCAGATTTTCATAAAATTCCTAAAAAAGCGGGGATGAGTCATGTATACGGCTCTATGAGTTAGACTCTTGAGCTAAGATTGACTCATCCCCTATCATCAAACTCGGTTAATAAATCTACTTGCTTGAATTCCACTAGGGCCTCCCAATCCACATATTCGCCATCAGGGAATCTCGGCGTTATTGTTAGTGGAACCCTAGAGTTATAACCTATTCAGGTTGGCGCGTTTTCGATTTACTAACTCCGTTCGATGAATGTTTACTTATCTGACTTTTCTACATCTTCTTCGATGTAATCTTCATCTTCCTCTTCATTCTCAATATCTTCGACTTCAAGTGCTTCTTCAGTTACTTCATCTTCTTCAGGAGTTTCTGGAATCATTTTATTTATCCTTAGAAATATTGGGATGTTCCATACCGGAATCACCCGACCATCTTATTTGTATCACTGGGAAACTTATTCGATGGCATCCCAAATGATTACTATGCTTTAGGTGCGCGATACTTATGATTGATTCGGTTTACCATACGACCCTGAAACTGGTCATTCTCAATCATGACATCGAGTTCCTTATTCACTCCATACTCAAGGTCATAACGCTTTCCAGCTTCAAGTTCGAGGCCGAGAGCTTTAAAATAACCTTGAGCAAATCCCATCGCCTTAGAATTAAAATTCCAATGTGGCGCAGGATATCCATTATACTTCTCATCCCCATTCGATGCATTCTTAATAATGGTTCCCTTGAGATTATAATTCGTGGAACCGCCATCCTTAGAAACTGCTGGTTCAACAGAAGTAATGAGAACCCTATACCAATCGGGGTCAATCAATTCACCACGGCGAAGGTCATCTTGAGAAAATTCAACAGGAATTGACATTTTTGTTCTCTTTGTTGGTTGGTTGGTAGTTTGTTTCGTTTGGTCTTACGGTCAACTTGTTTTACTTGGATTCCTTCAACTTTTTAATCGCAGGTTCAATCCAAGTCGAATATAAAGGTTGGTCTTTAAATACGATTTTCTTAGGAAGCCCGATTGAAGTTCGTGCGAAATCATCTCCATTAGTTTCAGTTTCAAGCGCGTAATCGCCAGTTCCAACTTCTGCACCTTTTTCAAGATTAAAATGATATACTTCTGTGCAGTATGCTGGAATCTTAGCTGCTACTCTCTTTCCAGCAGTAACAATACTTCTAACTGTAGTAGTTCCTCCTGATAGATTTTGATTAGTTACTTCCATTACATGAGCGATAAGAATAATATTAACTTTATGATAGGAATTAATATCCTTAGTGAGGGCAATTAATTCATTAAATGCAGCAGTTTCGGCATTATAATCTTCAATTTCATTAATATTAATGCCTGCAATCTGTTTACCTGCTTGTGCTCCAGATTTTCGACTAGCTCCGATTTTAGACTTTAGAGTTTGACGGAGGGTCATATCTGCCATACTAGTTAATGAATCAAATACAAGAGTCTTATATGGACAATTCATTTGAAGGGCTTCTAGTTTAATCCTAGGCTTAGTCCAATCTTCATAATCATCAAATGTAATAGTTTTTGGGTCAATTCCCCATTTCTGTGCAGGCAGAGAAATGCCATTCATTTTACGGTCCCATGAGAACCAATATTGAGGGCCAGGGAAAGACAGAGCTTGAGTTGATTTACGTAATCCGGGTTCTCCCTTCATCATAACATAGAGAATCGAAGGGTCAACTGAGTCTAGTGTTGGCATTTAATCTTTCCATTTATGTTCACGTTCTACTTCTTTTTCTTCTTTAAGAGATTCTCTATCTTCTTTAGAAAGTCCCATTGAATCACGCGTTCCCTTACATGCAGGAAACATTATACAACCCCAAAATTTACCAAACTTTCCATTTCTTGGAGTCATAGGTCCATTACATTCGGGACATTTTACTGATTCAATCATTAAGCCATTCCTTAATTTTCCAATTAGGTTTAAGAGTCACATATGAATCATATTGATAATATTTGAAGAATCGAATTACTTCTCTTATTGTTCTTAGGATTAAATTCATCTATTGACCTCATCATAAAGCCCTTTTTCTTACATTTAGGACATCTGACTTCGCGCGCGATGCAGGGAGG